ATATGAAGCGACATGAGGTGCAAACGGTGTTTTGATTTCTTTCGTTCCTGAAGCGAAGTCGTTCTCTGGGTCATCGACTCGATACCTTCCATAAACCCGCGAAGCATTTTTGAACACCAAGTCGTTAACAAGGTCTTTTCCGTTGGTATGCGTCCAATCGTATTGCCTCGCTTGGAGGTCTGTTGTTGGTGCGATAGTGATGTCTTTCGAGAGGTCGATCTTATTCGTCCAATCCTTTTGCGATCCGCTCGCCATGTAATCGTTGAACGGCTCAATCTCGAGATGTTTCGCGTTGTTGCGATCCGGAATGAATACAAGGTTGAACATCTTCTGAAGCCCTGAGATGAAGTCGATTTGCTTCATCTGTGGCATATTGGCGGCAACATCGACCGTCTGTCCCGATATGGGATTTGTTACTGAAACGATTTCTAGACTCGTTTTCTCTTGACCAAATCCTGCACCCGTAAAGGTGACATTGTGACTCCCTCCCGTATTCATTTTGTACTCAAGTCGTAGGGTATCTCCAGCATTCAAAAAGACGCCCTCCGAACTGAGGAGGAAAGAATAAAAATTCCCGTTAAAGACTCCGCCCTCTTCATCTTCAATTGGTATCCATACAGGCGTTCCATTTACAGTGACCGCGATTGTTATTTCGTGGGAAGTATCGCTCATTTCTCCAAGCACATTCAATCGCAAGCGATATCTCGCCCGGAATGGGGCTGTATATGTGTCGGTGACCCAACGGCTCCCGGTGTCAAAAAATGGCGTTGTATCGCTGAGAGTAATTGGATAATACGTGTTGGAGCTTGCGGGAGTGAGCGTTGTGTCGCTTTGAAAACCAACAAGCAACGTGTATCCGTTTGGGTTTTCTGTTCCCTGAATTGATAAATCTCCATTGTATAAAGCGAGATACGTGTCATCAATTCTCGACAAGAAATTCGAGGTATATGTGAATCCCGCGTCCGTCATTATCTCCTCAAACAACTTGGAGGCTTGGAAGTATGGTGTAAAGTCCCCGTGCTCGAGTGGTTCGGTTGAAGTCCATATATTCGAAGAAGTCCAGTTCTGCCCCTTGTCCGGAAGTCCGTAACGAATTACGCCACTGAACAAATTTGCCGACCAACTCTCCTCAATCTTGGTTGCGTTCAACGTGTGATCATATGCGGATAAATCGAGGTCGGTAAGCATCGCGTCCCCGATATCCCGTGAGAGATTAGCCGTCTCACCGAATACCGCAATCTCAACGTCTGCATATTTGCCTTTCTGCACGTATACCGCTTTTACCTGGGCAAAGCCTCGCATGACCGGAATCGTGTTGTAAGTGAGTTCCGCATCGACCTTGACCTTCGGATCCCATGTCGTAATGAGACCGAACTCATTCACCGCCCCGAAATAATCTTGGTTCTTCTTGGTGAGTGGTACGCGGAAGGTCTGCGAGAAGCTCGAGGATGAAGCGTTGATATCCTGTATATCCGAGAACTGATAGCTCAGATTCACCGGCTCGTTCTCGTAGAGTTCGATTTCGTTTCCTGCAAGGGTGAGTCTTAGCATCGGATAGTTTGTGCGAGTTCTACATTAAAAGAAGTGATGAACACCTTCGAAACGGTTTCCTCTTCGATTTGCATCGAGTTGGTTTGGATCGTAACCGGAACCCAAGTCCCGTCGATTCGTGCCATGACATTCTTTGACCTCATACAATACTGCATCAAGGTTACCTCCTCAATTGTCAGAACGCTGTTGAGTTGATAGGTCTCTTTCGCTTCGAGTTGATACGGCTTAATTTCGCGTGCGCTGGAAGCGAGTTCGAATTGTGAACCGCTATAATCCCCGACAATCTTTCGGTATGTCTTCTCTTCACGGGTTACGGTCTTTTGTTTCTTCCCATCAAAGCGGAGATAATCCCACCCGCCCCGAGTATTTGCCCAACCCAATTGAACAGGCTCGTTCTTGGTGTTCCTGCAATTGTTACGAATGCGGAGGATGTTTCCCGTTTGCGCGGAATCCGTTGAAGGGATAATATCGTAATGACCCCAACCCCCCGTTACCGCATTGAGAGCCGCTGTAATTGCACTCAAAGATGCCGGATAAACATAGGCATAAAGAAGGGACGCATCGTTGTTTGAATCGTTCCAAGAGGTGGTCGGAACGAGACCCCCATTCGTGGAGTTTACGATATATGTCAGAGTATCGTCGAGGCTTCCGGCTGTATCGTATGTGTTTATGAGGAACCGAGTAATAAGTGAGCCGGTATCGTCGCTGTTGATGAACGCTGCCACTCCGTTATCTTCGATGCCTGCGCTTACCTCGATGACATTATTCGAGGGAATGCGATCCGTCAACCAAACTTTCTTCGTTGAAGCCGTGCCGTAATAATCCGAAAAGGAAGGGTCTAACCCTTGCGAGAGTTGTTCGTATCCGTCAAAGTGGTAATAATATTGTGAAATGTCTTCACCAGGCTCTTCATTAGTGCCGTCGAAGTGCCCAACCAAAACTAGATATCGCTTCATGTTGTCATTCGACCGGGTGAACATCTTGTTGTGGAACGTGTGTATCGTGTTCGTCGTGTTGTGCTTCAAAGAATCCACCTCAAGCCGTCCCGATATTACTTCGGATAAATCAAAAAAAGCGTTTCCCGTTGGGTTGGGAGTCAAATAAATTTTCGAGATGATTGTTCCATTCTCTTCAACCTGCACGATATAACGATAATCATCCGTGACTGTTTCATTCGGACTGAGGGTGAAAAGTAGCTTTCGCCCTGCGGGAATCCATTGGTCTGCGGGTGCTGCTTCGAATTGCGCCATTAGTTCTTGATTGTTATGTTTCCGAGGTTTGCTTTGAATTTACCCGCGATATCTTCCGCGAAGGCGGCTCCGAGTTTCTTGGTGTATCGTTTAGAAACGGCTGTATATGCTTTTTCATAAAACCGAAGTCCCACAATTCCCTTGCGTTTGACCGCTCTCGCCATAAGGAAAGCCGCGGAGTTGATATTGCTCTTCGTGTTCTTCTTGAACCTGCCCTTCTCATCTCTGAGCTTTATTCCTTTGGCTTTGATCCACTTCACAAAGACCGAGGACGGAGGTTGCTTGCGAAAGGTGAATGGTGAACCTTGATTCTTGCGAGTGCCGTTGACTCCAAAGTGAATGAACGGAGCATATTTCTTCGCTTTTCCTTTTGCTCCGAAACTAATTTCGCGAATCTCGTTCCCACGAACGCGGACGCGGTAATTCAATGACCGCTTCAGAGTACCCGTTGCGACTCCGTAGTTCTTATTCTTGCCGATCCTACGCCCTCCGAGATGCCTCTTTGCGCTCTTGAGGATATCATCTGCAAACGCGATGAGTGTCTCGTTGACTTTGCTCATATCCCTGCGCGTTCGGATGCCTTGCGGCAATGGTTCTCCTCGATGCTATCGAGTAACAAAGTCAGCCATAAACCGAGACCCGTGAGCGTTCGTTCTCGTTGGTTGGCTCCCAGGACAGCAGAAACGGAATGATTCCCGAAAGGAACCCCCGAATCCATTAGAAGCCGATTAAGGAACTTTGACGCTGTGACCGATACAATTATCGACACGTCCCGAAAGAGGTCGTAAATAGCCCTCCAAATGCTTCTGAGGATATCTGAGGTAATAAAGTAAAGAGACTCACCAACCGAGTAAACAATCCCAACGGGGATCGCTACGATTGCGAGAACGAAGAGGAGGAGGATTTTAATTGCTTTCATATCGTCGTGCCAAAGAGAGTTAAGAATTCGAGCAGGTCGGCAATTGTCACATACCCGTCACCGTTCAAATCATACGTGGGATCGTACTTCGTTTGTGTGCCGAAGTAAGCCAACCAAGAGAGGAGGTAATATATATCGATTGTCATAATTCAGGGTCTTCAGGGAACCAACCATTCTCAACCATATATTCCTGCGTGCGTATCGTTGTATCGCTCGGTACGATATGCCCAAACGCGAACTTCTGATTCACTTGCACGTAACTGCTGAGGGAATACCGCTCATCGTTCGAAAGCTCAGGGAAGCACGCAACGAGGCGTTCCAGCGTTGCCGCTGGGTGAACGTTTATAAGATACTCGGTGTCTACTTGCAAAGCGTTCTGTACTCCGTCAGGGTGTACCACGATACCGAACACGGCAGAATCGACTTCCCACTCTGCTTGGATGAGAACGGGTCGAGAGATGTTGTACAGCTCGCGGGTTATTTGCTTTGCCCGTGCTTCGCTTGTCTGCGTGGGCGTTGGTAGTACTATGATATAGCCGTTCATTAGAAGATTGAATAGAAGGTGTTGATGTTGTCCTCGATGTTCGTGCGGTTGGCGGATTGGTCGGAAGCGTATAAAATAACTTCGCTCATTTTAAAATTATAACCGTTTGCGTAACTGTAACTTAAAACCGACAGCGTGAACGCATTACTTGTTGTAAACGTGGACGAACTCAAATTCGAGTCAGCGGCAAAGGTTAACGAATTGGACGCTCTATTTAAAAATCCAAGGTATTGAGAACCCGAGCCGATAGACGTTGCAAAATCATAAAATGTATAATTGATACGCGCTCGAAATTGTGTTGTGCTACTTGCGTACAACAAATTCCCAGAACCGCCCGAAATCATATAGTCGTTATTGTTTGCTCCGTTTTCAGCTACAAAAATTACAGAGAAATCCGATGATGGAGCGAAAGACGTAAAGCTCATTAGTGTACTGCTCGCATCAATGAATTGCACCGCAGGCTTCCCGTTCTCCGTAACCACGCCCGTCGTCCCGTCGTAAATTTTCGGCATTCTTGAAGTTGTTGCTTGCGCTGCCGTGTTCGTGTTCCCGCTTTGGTCGTACCACTTCGATACAAAACCATCGTTTGAACCACAGTGCGCAGCCAGTGCAACCGTATCCAACTCACCGAATACATTGAAG